ACCTGTTGTTACAGCAATTTTTGCTAGGTAATCAGCAGCATTACCAAGCGAGCTTGCTTGGTTGCTTAGTTCTACATAACCATAACGTGTCATGAAGCTAACTACTGGCTCAAATGTACTTGGGTCAAGTACTGTACCACTACTCATTAACGGAATGTATGGGCAGTAGAACGCAGCCGCATCAGTTTCTGTTGCGCCTTTGTATCCTACTAGTACATCATCGTTAGCTGCGTACTGGTTTACGTATACTCTCATTGTACCGTTTAGTGTACCAACGAATTTTGTATTTGTTGGTGCTTCAAAAGTACCTTCTGTGCTACGTGCGAATGCTGAAGTTGTAGCACTCTGTAGTACTGTTAGTACTGTTGGACTTACAACCGCCCAGTTACCTGCACCACGACGTGTGCGAGCTGCGATTGTGTTTGCATTTTTGTTGATTAGAACTGCAAGAGCTGCATGCTCGTCACCAACAAATGTTGCTGTACCACTTACGCTACCTTGTGCGTATGTGTCTGATGCTGCACCAGCAAGACTTGTTAGGCTTGCAATGATTTCTTGATCAATTTCAGCAGTAATTTCTTGTGCAAGAGCTTGCATAATTTCTGCTTCAACGTCAAGACCATGCATGCTTTGTGCGTCTTGTGCTGCTTCAAATGTCCAACGTGCTGATAGCTTACGTGATTTAGCTTCAACAGTTTGCTTTAGAACTTGAATGCTTAGTTTTTTACCAGCATCGCCTTCTAATGCGCTTGTTGCCGCCGCTTTATCGTCCGCTGCACCTGAATAACCAGCTGCGATTTTGAATGGGCTTAGTGCCTCATCGCCTGCTGATGTGTCAATACCACTCGTTGAGTTAAATGCTTCTGCATAACGTACACGAAGTGTGTGAATTTGTCCAACTGGGCCTGTCATAGGCTGTACTCCAACGATCTCGTTGGCGATAACAGTTGGCATAACACGTCTAATTACTGGAAGAATTACTTTGTTAAGTGTTGCTACGTTTCCTGCTTGAGTTGCACCAGTTGTAGCTGCCTCTGCGAGGTAGTTCTTAGTGTTCTCAAGTGTTGTTTCCATCACTTTTTTCTTAGTCCCAGTTAGACCGTCTGTTAGAGCTACTTTAGTTTCGCTCCAATTTTCCATTAGGTTGTCTGCCATTTCGGTCTCCTTAACTAATACCGGCTAGTTTTTGAAGGTAAACAATATCAGCTGTCTGCGTGTCAGCTGATGCTGATGCTTTGGCTTTGTCACCAGTGACTTCTGTTACAGATTCACTGAGTACCTTCTTTTGTGGTTTTTTAGCATCTTCCTTCAATACTGATGGTAGATACTTATTAAATGCATTTTGTAGCTTGTCAGTTTTTACGCTTTCAAGCAATGCACCCATAATCTCTTTATGGTCTTTGCTCAGAGGTTGCATCATTTCTTGCATAATTTGCTTTCTTTCTGCTGTATCAGCAGCAATACGAGCACGTTTTGCGCTCTCTTGTACTAATACTTCTTTCTCAGCAATGGCTTTGTCTTTGTTTTCAATCTCACCTTGTAGACTTTCAACTACTTTTGATAACTTAGAAACTTCTGTTCCTTCGTTTAAGTAGCTACCCATAAACTCAGCTGCAAACGTTTCGAAAATCTTACGACCAAAGGTATTTTCTTTAGCTGTTTTGATATCTTCACGTAGTGTGTTAAGTTCACTCTTGAGTGTGTTCTCAAGAATTCCGTTAACCTTTGTTGCGGCTGTTTTAACGAAGTCTGCTTTAGTTTGATTAATAACTTCTTTGCCTTCTTTAATCATTTTGACTTTTGCTTCAACTAGTGAGCGTTTGTCCTCATGAAACTCATTGAGCTCCTTAGTGAGTTGTTCCATAACAAAGCCTTCTAGCCTTGACATGTTTGATTCTTGAACAACTCGGTCTTCGCGAAGTTCGTTAATTTCTTTGCGAAGTGTATCCATCACAAATGAATCAAGCAGTTTTGCATGCTCTTTCATATGCTTGCGATAGGCTACACGATCTTCTGCAACTTTAGCTTTGTCTGCGTGGAACTCTTCAAGTTCTTTTGCAATAACATCACCAATCATTGTGTCTGCGGCTTCAACAATCTGCGCTTTGTCATTTTCATAACGTTGTGCAAATTCTTCTCTAAGTTCAGCTGTGATTGTCTCACGAGCTTCTGTTAGTTGGGTATCCCAAGCCTCAGATAATGAAGATCTGACCTCTTCGGAGAGCGTATTTGAGTTTAATAGTTCATCCATTGCATGAGCCATATTAATCTCTCCTATACTTCAGGTTTTTTATAAAATTTGTCACCTCTTCCTGGAGATAACGTTGTGCGCCTTTGTCGTGTCTAGTTGCACTAGCGACATCCAAAAGTACATTACCCCTACTATGATTCATAATTCTTTCATAGATTGGATCAGGGTAAGCATCAGGAGCACTTGGATTTGCTACGATGTCTACGGTAATAATCTCAAAATCTTTAACTATTCCGCTTTCGTTAACATTGCCACTGCCTCGGCTTGACACGCCTAGTTTTACACCACTCTCTAATAGGGTTTTACAAATGTTTCCCATTGGAGTTGGTAGAATTTTAAGTTTGCCGATCCCATTTGCGCCGTCTGTATCCATTTCAGTGATCATG